GTGGAATCACGTACTAAAAAAACGTCCTCTAGTAACTTATCCTTTTTAGAGTAATTACACGAAGCGCAGCAAGCCGCTAAATTATCGGGTTGATCTGTACCCCCACGTGCTACCGGCACCATGTGATCGACTGTATTAGCTTCTCCCCCACATATGTAGCATACGTAACCGTCTCTACGTAGTATCTGCTCTCTAATCTTTTTCCACCTAGAGCTATTACTCTTACGTTCGCTCTGTCTCATTTAATGGTATCCGTTCTTACGCATGAAGTGGAGGGCGTTACACATAGATCCGTAGCGACCCTTGATATAGCGTATCGTCCAGTCGATTTGAGTATAGCCGTCTAATACCCTGTATTTAGGGTTCCGCATTTGTCCTAAACCGTAGTGTGATCCATTACGTGCGTTTACGTTCCAGCGGCTCTCTTTTGTAATTATCTCATTTAGACATTGAAACTGTTTATAGTTAACTATTCTTGAGTGTGCATATAGTTTTAAATTATCTATATCACTAGCCGCGTTAGCGGGTGCTACCTGCATTAAGGTAAAGAGCCCCCCAAAAGCTATAAACGCCCCTAGCGAGCTTTTAAGCTTCGCGGCTCGCTTGGAGCGATTAGAGCGTACACTACCTACGCAAGCATATACGTAAAAGTGCTGGTCAGACCGGCGTTTCGTCATGGCTTTACCTTTATAGGTGAGCCGTATTCTTTCCAGCAAGTATCGCAATAGGTACCGGAAATCTTTCCTACTACGACTATTTGTATAGGTGTGAACGTTCCCGATCCGCAGAAATCGCACGTAGCCATATCCTTAAAGTTATCGTGCGTCATGGCTTACCGCCCCACCCCGTACCCCTAAATATGATCGCCGGACTACTGTAATCTCGGCTCATAGGGATACCGTCCGTAGTGCATTTTGGAGCTTCTATCGTGCTATCCATAGAGGCATTTATCGAGGCAGTTACGCCGCATACTGAGCACTTAAACTCGTAGATAGCCACTAACTCGCCTCCGGTCTACGCGGTCTGCATGTACGGCAGTAGTAGAACGTTTTACCGTCATTACGAAGCCACTCGTTTACCTCACCGTAGGCGTCGCACTTGGCGCAGTTATCCACGCCTCCGAAATCTTGAAATATGTATAGCATTACTCGAACTCCTTCGGGTTTATATTCTCGATCCCTAGTACGCCGCAGCTTTTACACATAGCCATATAAACGCCATGCGGTAGCGATCCTCCTTCGTCGCTTACTAGGTGCTCTTTTACCTTGCCCTCTACTCGACACTTAAAGCGAAGTATTTTCTCCATGGCTTGACCTCCTTAGATTTTCCATAGGGTGTAAGTCTGCTTGTCCTATCCACCATGAACCGTCGCTCCGGCGTTGACGGCTTCGACGTGCCATAGAAATAGGCGTCCAGCCGCATAGATAGACGTTCGGGGCGTGACCAGTCACTAATACGGCTATATCCTGCTCTCGGTCGCGATCTGTGAGTATTAGGCACCCGTCTACCCAAGGCGTCCATTTAACCTCGTACTTAGATCCTACGTCCGCCTCTCCCTTAAAGGTATCGACCGTAGGCGTGAACCCTTCAATACCGAGCCATTTAGCGAACGCCATTTCCGCCCCCGCAGCTTCGGCGTCTCGAGCTATATTCTCGTGCCACGATAGTTTTTGGAAACTACGATCTACTTTAATTTCTTTAGAGGTGGCTCTTTCAAGTGCTACGACGTGGCTCGTAACCATGTCCGATACTGAGAGCTTCGCCGGTATTTTCATGAGTAAGCGATCTCCTCTAACGCGTCCGCAATACGTTCGAGAAGCTCTAATAGTTTTGGGTCTGTTGTTGGATAATTTACGTTCGTATAGGTATTTGGATAGTAAATAGTCACTCTTTAACCGCCTTTTTAGGGTGTGTTTTACATAAGCTGCATAATTGAATTAAAGCGAGTCCGTCCGCGCTAGTAATTTCGGAGCCGAATATCGGCATGATTTGACCGCATGCGTCGCAGTTGAAATGAGTACCTTCGTCTACGATCTCACCGCCGCGTAGCTTGGCGTACGTGCCGTCGGGTCTAAAGATTTCTACGTATCCCATTTAGAAGCTCCATTTTCCGTCGGCTTGGAGTGTTCCCCAGCGTGGCTTACATTGAGCCGCTTTATTCTTTTCCGGACATAGATAACCGACGTAAGGTTCGCCCGTTTTCTTTTCGCCCTCTTTTCGGATCATATGACCATGAGCACATAGAGGAGCCTCCTCGAGTACCTCTGCCCCTAGTTGGTCTTGAAGTGTCTCTACTGCGTCGCTAATCGTCCAAGGATCACGCGCAGCCGGTGGAGTAGCCTTTCGCTCGAGCTCGTTTACTACTGCCATGCTCTCCCGAGTAGCTTTAATCGGAGTCGGTAAAACGCTGCTAATAGCTCTGCCGATTGCGGACGTGGCGGCATTTTCTACCCACCATTTTTCGGATACGTTCGACTTTTTATTCCACTCCATAGCGATATCGACTGCCGCCGGAGCTTCGTCGTTAGCGTCTGTACGGTAGATAGAAGCCTCTACGAGAATAGAGCCTCTCTCTTTATCAAAGTCGAGCACCCTCACGGTAATACGCCCCATTGGAAACGCCTCTTGGAAACGTGCCACTCGACTAGCTACGTCCTCGTACCCTGATAGATCAAAAGCCATGATTTCCCCCTATTGTTAGTTGTTGTCCTTTTCGGTATTCCTTCGCGTACGCGATCTGCTCCTCGAGTGTCCATATCGTGCCGTCGTGCCACGTGGATAGCTCTTGGAGGTGCGTATAGCAGTAATGCCGGATAACCGGCTCTTTATAGTGTGTTTCGCTTACTACGGTTATGTAGGCTTGTTTTTTCGCCTTGTTATGGAGAACCGAGCGACCGGTCGACTCCTCGCGTGTGTAGCCGTACTGATCCTTGCAGTAATCGCAGAAAACGCCGCTTCGGGCTTTACTTATCGACACGAGCCACCGCCATACCTCTACGGTATCCGATAGCCTTTCCCTCTTTATACCCGTCGTCACGCCCTGCGTAGTAGCCGCAGATAAGCGCGAATATATGGGTAACGAATAGGATAATTTGTAAGATAGTCATTTTATGATCTCCCGTTAGTGGGTTTACGCTCCCACTCCCTCAATAGTGAGGGTATACGAGAGATACGTCAACTATCCCGCGTAATTAACGGCGTGTCGAGTGTGGGTCGTCCGCGTTAATATGCTTCTCGAGGTTTTCCTCTATTCGATCTAAAGTTTTGAGTACGTGAGAGGCAAAACCATTAGAGACCGGTCGAGAGTTCTTTTCACTCTTAGCCGAGAAGTAAACGGCAATAGCCGAGATTACGGCAGGGATAACCCCCGCGATAGCCGCTTCTTTCACTTCTTTTTCTTTTCGACTGCCTCTACCGCTGCCTCTACGCCGTCTACGATTACGTCGGCTATGGCTTTCTTAGCACGATATGACTTAATAGCAGCTTTAATAGCCGGAATAGCTGCGACTCCTAGAAACCCGCCGCCAATAAGTAGTAGTTCGTTCATTTTAGCCCCAGTTTTTCTATTAGTTTTTTAGCCTTTTCCGGTGATACCGAAACCTCGAAGTGCATTTCGTCTTTACGGTTCTTATAGTCTCCGCCCCATGTAAGCCCGTATTTCTTAGCTAAAGCTCGGAGCATAGGTACTTTTTCTGCGGGGAAAGTTCCAGCTTTACCGAGTGGGTGTTTAGTCGCGTTTAGATCGACCGCGGTACCGCTTGAGTGGTTCGAGAGCTTATCGGTCGTACCGCGAACCATACGGAAGCAGTAGCCCCAATCGTCTAACGCTTCCCCGTCGATAGGTTCGATTAGCTCGTGGAAATCTTGGCAAAATCCAATAAGCAGCGGGGCTACTGACTCCGCGCAAGCTATCTTAATAGAAGTACCCTTAATTGGGTAGGACTTAATAGCTATCTCGGCGCGATCCTTCGACGCCGGATAACCGTTATAGCTCGTTAATGAAGTCATTTAGAGGCTCCTCACACTTAACGCACTCCCACCGCTTAAGCTCGTTTAGCTCTAAAGTATCGTGATTACAATTAGGCATAATTGGTATAAAGGCGTCGTCGATAGGATCATAAGTACCACCAATAGAAGCAAAATTAAAACGTTGAGAATTGTCCTCGAAAGTTTTTACCCAAGTACCACCGAGATTATCGGTTAACCAATTTTCCGGATTTTCCTCGTCGATTACTAATACTTTTAATACTTGATTAGCTTCGTCGATTTCTGCCCAATATGTTTTAGCCATTACTTAGCCCACCTAACTATCACTAAGCCGTCTTGCCCTGCTCCTGAGGATTCAGAGCCACCCGAACCGCCGCCGCCGGAGCCGTAGCTAGTTGCATTAGAAGCCGCAGAGCCCTTTACTGATCCGTTACCGCCGCCAGTTCCCGCAGTTCCCGCAGTTCCCCAGCTACCAGCTCCGCCGCCCGAAGCTAATACGGTCATACCTAAAAAGCTCTGTTCGGTAGAGCCAAGCGTTAAGCCGGCTCCGCCATTTCCGCCATTATAGAGAGACCCGTTAGTACCATTTGCCGATTTACCGCCGCCTCCACCGCCGTCAATGGTAACGCCCGATCCATTATGGGAGCCTCCGCCGTTATTTCCTTGCCCTGATGTACCAGTACCACCGACTCGAGGTAGGTTCGCTCCGTCTGATGATGAACCACCGCCTGAGCCGCCATTACGTCCGTTATTTTGCCAGCTGCCGCCTCCACCGCCGCCTATTGCGGTAAGTGTTCCCCCTGAGTAAACACATGACGAGTTAGTACCGTCGTTTCCGCTATTGTAACTAGAAGTCGCCGCGCCTTTTGCGCCGATCGTAACTGTAAACGATCCAGAGTTAAACGTCGCAGACTGATAGTTAATAAGTCCGCCAGCTCCGCCGCCACCGCCACCGCCTGAGGCTCCGCCTCCACCTCCGGCAACTACCATTACGTTAGCCGATAAAGTTCCGTCGGATACGCCAAGAGTTCCAGTAGAAGTAAATACACGATAATAATAAGTAGCGTCGCTATAAAGAGTGCCGCCCGTTACCGTAGGGGCTAACTGTTGCTGACTAGCTACGATACCTAATACGGGCATTATGCCACCGCACCAATAACTAGAAACGTAGGAGTAGCTCCGCCAGTAGTGCAGATAGCCGTAGCCGCTGCGTATTGCTTTCCAATTTTAGGAGCTGAGGCAGTCGCACCAGCTGAAACGATTGTAACTCCGGAGCCTTGAGAAAATGTAACTTGCCCTGCTCCTAATTGCACAAAGTTAATTTGTTCTCCGACTGCATAAACTGACGGAGGTAGAGTTACGGTAATAGCTGAGGCGTTAGAAAGTGTTACTAACTTTCCAGAGTCGCCGGTTACTGCGGTATACGAGGTACCCGTCTGCGCGTT